TTAATTTGGACCGAGTGTTTGAAAGATGAGTTGCGTAACGATGAAAAAGAAGGCGTTCCACGTAGTTTTAGGGTAGGAACTTTACTTCAGCAGTTTTTAGTTAAAAAATTTTTTGGTAGGATGGTAGAACATATTATTTCAAATAGGAAACAGAACAAAATCATGGTAGGGTGTAATCCGGTCACTGATTGGCCTTGGATGTATGAACATATTACAGCAGGAAAACCATTCGCAGGCGACGTTAAAAATTGGGACGGATCGATGAACTCCCAGCTACAGCAATTAGTAGTTGAGAGTTTTATATCGAAATCGTTAGAATCAGACAAAAATTTGTTGGCAGTACTCTGCAGTACTCTAACTAATTCTTTGGTAGTGGTTAACAATGAACTGTTCATGACAACTCATTCAATGCCGTCAGGTAGTTATTTGACTGCCATAATGAATAGTATTGTTAACAAACTTTACACAGCAATTTGGTACTTCAGAAATGTCGAAAACCCCACTTTAGATGGTTTTTGGACAGACGTAGACGATTTTGTTTACGGAGATGACAAGCTTAATGTTGTTTATCGAAATTTTGATACATTAAATGCAATAACAATGAAACAGTGTTTTGAATCTCTAGGTATGGGTTTTACAGATTCGCTTAAAAAACCCATTCAGACCCCTTTTCAGGAAGTGTCAGAGTTGACTTTCCTGAAGAGAAGTTTTGTGTATCATAATTTATTACAACGTATAGTTTGTCCACTGGAAACGAGGGTTATTTTTAATACTCTTTCTTATGTAGATTTTACGAAGGAGAGTGTCGATTTAGTAATGAGAGACAAAATTCATGCTGTTCAGCGGGAATTGTTTTTACATGAAGATCGAGACTTTCTTTTGGAGGATTTATATAGGAGATTGAGTGCTAGAAATTACCCTTATACTAAGTTGTCCAAAGAGTACCTACTTTCAGTATATTCTGATTCTAATTTTTTAATCCCTTACAATTTTTATACAACTTCTTTTAAATATTTATAGTTTATTTATTTTTATTTTCTATATACAATTTTTGTACTATTTCGTTTTAAATACTTATAATTTTATATATTTTATTTTGAATTTTTAATTTTTTAGTTGTATATACAGGGTTATAATGTCATTTTTATATAATTTTTTATAGACAGCCACTGAACAATTAGGAAAAATTTTAAAAAATTATCGTTTAGTGATTGCTAATTTATTGTAGTATTTAGCCTAAACGTAAAAATAATGCTACAGCCACAACCCAAGAAAATATACAAAATTCAACACTTTTTTATAAAAATCAACAAACTACAATGCGCGACACCGAGTCAATGGAAGTAGTCTCTGAAAATATTCTCAGTACTTTAAAAACAAGAACAGCAATTGAGCCTCCTTTTATGTATGAAACAAAACCTCAATTAGGCTGCGTTCCTCCAATCCTTAAAATGGACTTTTCGCGCATTTTAAACAAACCCTTTTTCATAGGTTACGCTTCCTGGGCAACTTCTACCACAGTGGGTTCTAAAATTGCAGTTATTAATATTCCAAATGATCTTTTTATAAATAAACTAGCTAAAATTCCTTTTGAGGCTTCAACTTTGTACAGAGCTAAACTAAGAATACTTATTCAAGTAGCGGGCACTCCCATGCATATGGGTACTCTTTTGTGTTCAGCTGTACCTGTTGGAATGGGTACAGGACTTAGCAATGCCGGATCCTCAATAAATAATCTTTTAGCCGCTCCTCACGTTTTTATATCAGCAAACGAATCCACTTCCGTTTCTTTAGAAGTGCCCTTCTACGTCAATTCCAAGTTAATGAAATGTGACGTAGACCGAACCACAGTAAGTCCCCAATTTTCCGAAGTTAATTATTCTCAAGTCGTTCTTTACGTTTTAAATGCCCTTTTTGCTCCCACTTCCGGTTCCACCACTTTAACTGTTTCTCTTCACGCAGAATTTCTAGATTTGGAATTCTATGGTCCTCACACTGATGTTACTTACGTAACTCCTACACTAGTCGCCCA